TTGACAATCTCAAAACGAACACGCTTGCCTGCAAGCTTGTCAAACATGCTAGCTTTTTCTAATTGAGTTTCAACACCGAATGATTTACCTACGCCCGGAGGACCTGACACAATCATAGCCCGAATATCGCTATTGATTGCTGCCTTAGTCATTTCATCAAGAACTGCAAAACGGGTAGCAATGCGATCCATTGCTTCTTCATCAGTCTCTACTACTTTAGTTTCTTTTGCTTTAAAAGCAATTGCGTTTTCGCTCACTTTTGGCTCTCCATCTACAAATACAATATCGTTAATAGAATCAACTTTCACTTTGACAACATCAATTGCAATGTCAAACTGACCGTCATTTTTTACAGTAACATAGTTACCTTTTTTACCTGTCTGAAAATCTTTGACAAGTGTGAATTCTTGATTGACTACGGGCTTGTTGCGATATTCACCGAATTTGACAAGAATCGTACTCATTTATTAGCTCCTAATTATCAAGTTATGTGACATTATACATGTAACCTGATTTATTGTCAAGTGTTGCAATTTATACAACATATTGCAACAATGAAGCTATTATATACCCGTACGGATTTAATGTCAATCTTTCAAAAATAGCAACCTAGGGTTGCAAATTTTGCAATAATTTAAATCGTCTTTTGTAAGACTTAGAAACTTGCCGCTGAGTGTTACAGTCCCAAACTCACATATAGACTGGAACAACTCTAATAGGTCATTTTCTTTAAGAATCTGAATACTATATAAATTTTTGTTTTCATCATTAAACCAAAAAACATAAGAGCCTGTGGACTTTGCACTCCTATACAATTTAGTCAAAAAATTTAATCTTTTAACACCTACGCTTGTATCTATTTTTTCATTTGATGATTCAATGCGTAACTTGTCAATTTCTAAATCGTAATAATAAAATTCAGGTAGTTTATAAATCATACCCATATATTTTTCTGGGTATTCGTTTGTGTAACCTTTATTGATATAGTCTGAAAGGTCTTGTCTAAATTTGCTTAATGGTTTTCCTTTTAATGAACGAACCATTAATTTTTTACTATAGTAATCACGAATTTCTTTAGCCGTATCGTAATCTATCTGAACGACGGCATCTTTGGTACGAAACTCTTTTGATCTGTAATTAGCACAACTTATGGCTAGGCTATCAACAGGATCTTTTCGCATTTGATCTTCATCTCTTTCTATTTCGTTAAAAATATCATCAATTGTGGCTATGTTGTAAACTTTATTACTAGTAACTTGTAACAATCCTGCACCTTGATGTTGATAACTCATAGTGTTACATCTTCCATTCCAGCAGTTCTAAGCCTAACAATGTGTCCCATCTGCCATTGTTTGGCATCAAGACCCTTAAGTACACCCAACCAACGGTTACGTAGCAATGCTACTTCGTTGATTATAGTTTCAAAATCAATAACTTCTTCTTCACCGTCTACATACTTTTCAGCATCACGGCTAGTTAAGACTCTATTATACGCCTCAAGATATTTTTGAAAATGTGTTCGGCGAATCTTGCGCAATCTGATGTTAAGATAATTTAACACAGCCTCAATTTCTTGAAGCTGGTTAAATCTATGCTCAGTGATACCGGGTAATGCTGAAATGTTTTTTTCAAGATTTCCGTATATCTTTACATCATTTTTAGCCTGAAGTAGTTCATTATCATAGTGTGATATGAAATCTGGAATTACAGATAAATCAGTTGAAACTTTGGTGTACCAAGTCATAATGGTCCTAATTAGTAACGTTCGTAATCGTCATAGTCATCATCATAGTCGTCCTCTTCTTCATCCTGCAGACTACGATCATCAAGAAATAGTAATGCTTTGGCAATATCTTTATCGCCTCTGAATTCCTCTTTTATTTCACTAGCCTCATAATTATTTTCCATCAAATAATTTACTAGTGTTTCTGCTGCTTCTTTTCTTTCATTTAGGTCGATATGCATACGCAATGCTTCCCAAACTTCTGCAATAGTATCTAAATTTGTCATGCTGCCTCCTCTTCAACATCAGCAACATTACTTAGCTTATTTGTTTGATTTTTACTAAACTCGGCCATTACCTTATCTAAGCATCCATCTTCATTGCTTTCCCAACCTTTACGGAACATCTTCAACACTTCTCCGTCATTGGTTGTATATGCAAGACGATTACCTTCTTTAGCAAGCATGCCGTGTTTCTCAAACAAGTCAAGCAATCCACTATATGGATTCATACCTGTTGAATATGGAATTTTAATTTGCAGTGATTCAAATGGCTTTGCATAACGTGTTTTCATAATCTTACATGCAGCACGAATACCATTTACTTCTGTAACCTTATTACCATCTTCATCTTCTTTGAGTTTCAACTTCTTCATTGCAACAACAATACTTGATGCATACACAAAGCCTTGACCACCTGAAATTTTATCATCAGGATCAAACATATCTTGTGATGCATAGGTGTGATTAGTTGCAACCATACCAATGTTCAATGCACCGAACATGTTTACACAGTTACGAACAAGTGCGGTAAGTGCTTTGGGTTTACGACCCATGTCACCCTTCATATCACCTGCATCAAACTGATTAACATCAGTTGGTGTCAACAACATTCCCAAACTGTCTATGATAAACAATACTTTTGGTCTATCTTCAGGTGACAATGTTTTATAGTCAGCAACAAATTTACTTACAGTTTTAGCTACATCATCAATCATAGCCATGTTAAGTTTCAGTAACTTTTCTTCACTAGTGTCAACTCCTAACGCTTTGAGCCAATCTTCGTCCAAAGCGTTTTCTGAATCAATAAGTACCACAAAGATACCTTGTTGCTGAGCATGGCGTACCAAGTTCCCAGAGCAGATGTAACTCTTACCGGAACCAGATTCACCAGCAAATACAGTGACTTTGCCAAGAGGAACGCCTTTGCTAAAATCACCGCTAATAAGATAATTGAGTGCATAATTTCCTGTACTGATCCAGTCGGTAGGATCATTAAAACCTATACTAAGCCCATCAATGGACTTAGTTATTTCTTTTCTAAATTTACTAACATCAAATGGTTTAACCAAAATAGTCTCCTATTGTTTTGTAATACGATACACGCCATTCGTTTTTTTGTCAATGATTTCAGGGCACCGTTCAGCCATATTATCAATATCCCAATCATTTGGGAAATGTCTTAGTGCTGCTCTTGCCCGATCTCTAACAATGCTAGGAACTCTTGGTGTTTTGCCTGGATCACATAATTCTTCCAGCAACTTTTTTCCTTGCTTTATGGCTAGGTATCTTTCGTCAGGTAGTGTCATAATTGTTCTCCTTCGGAAGGGAACGGTTGTGTTCCCTTCCAATACCCTTTATTAGGCAGCTTTACTTTGCCTTGCACGGATCATTGCTAGAATGTCCTGTGCTTTATCGCTTGTTGGTGTTGTTGGAACTTTGACAGGCTGTGAGGCTGTTTCTGGTTCATCATCCCAAGGTGCTGATTCAGCTACGGGTGCGGTTGTGGCAGCAGTAGCTTGAACCGCTGTTACCTGTTCTTCCACCTTTGCACCTGCCGGTACTTCAAGACCATAAGGACGATAATATGCACCCCAACGCTCTGCGTCATATGGGCGACCATCTACGCTTGCTTCAAACATTTCTTTGATTATGCGTAGTTCTGCTTCACCTGGCTTCTTAGGTAAGAAGTCAGCCAAATTGTATAGACCATGTGCTGCAATGGCTTCTTGTTCTGCCTCAGTGAGTGCAGATTCTTTACGACTCCATGTGCTAGTACTATAGTCTGCGTAACCACCTTTGCTAGTTTTAGTGACACGGAAGTCAAGACCACGAACAAAGTCAGTTGGCATTTCTTCCATTTCAGGATCCATCAAACTAGATTTGATGATAGTAAAGATTTGTGGACTGATAATAAATCTACGAATCGGATTCGCAGGAGTCTTATCGTCACCTAGTGGGTTCTGGCGAACAAAACCTTGAAACAGATAACTACGTTTCTTCCAATACTTGTTTGCCATTTCTTTTAGAGATTCATCTTTATACCAAGGACGAACTTCTGCTAGAATAGGACAATTGTCACCATACATTTCTACGCATGGAACTTGTACTTGAATTTGTTTTACTGCGCCATCACCTTTGATACCATTGAATGGTAGTTTGATGATTTGACGCTCTACCCAAAAGAATGTGTTACTTGAATTACCGTCTGGTAGAAAACGAATAACAGCATTAGTGCCTTCGTCCATGTTCCAGTGTGGGTAAATTGCGTTATCTGATTGTTGTGTTGAACCAGTTGTTGATTTGTTTTCTTGCGCAGCAATACGTGCGCGGATTTCTGCTAAACTTGCCATAATATTTCCTTTGCCTTAAGTTGGTCTTTGTTGAGTATTCGCCACTCCCTATGAGTGACTGATAACATGATTATACATTAATACAATCAAGTTAACAAGAGTATTTATCCCTATTTAGGGAAAATAAAATTATTCTTTAGTTAAACCGGAAAGTTTTTTCATTCTAGCGATCATTGGGTCAACACTTTCAAACCCAACTGCGTAGCCTTTAAATGGATGTTGTTTTGGTTCTTTACCAAGTACTGGGCTTATGTTTTTTGCCTTTTTGGTAGGACCAAGTTGTTTGGCTTTATTTTGTTGTTTGTTTAGTGACTCATCAACATTTTGG